TCGTAAAGGCATCTGCATCCGTAGCTTCATTGACACTCATAATTCTAACGGTACCGGGGTCACTATCATTACAATAAAAAAAACACTCCATGCACCAGTTAGCACTTGCGTCCAAAGTGCCGGGGCCATCCATTGACAAATAATCACCAGTACCATCTAAAAATGCTGATGCGCCATTTACCGCAGGGTCATACACACGTCTGGTCAGGAATGGGCCAAAAGATGTGACTGCTGCACCAGCGTATACTGATACTGTCGCTGCTTGACTACTTCTGTCCGTAAATCTGTTATTTGAGCATAACAGTAATTTAGTATTACTATCCACAGAAAATGCGCTGGTTGGAACAGTCGTTGCCCGTGCAACATTTGAGAATCTGACGTTACTAACAATTGCGTGTGCATTAAGTTGAGCGGCATAACCGCCAACATAAAATGGCTTAGATGCATTTACGTGTGGAGTAAAATTAGTAATTGTACCCTGACTAGAACCATCTAAATAAAAAGTAACGGTTGTTCCAGAGTAAATTAACTGGACAAAATACCATTGATTATAAACAATATCAGCACTGCTGTGGATTGAAGAGAAACTACCACCCCCAGTGGGTGCTACTAACCAAGAAAACTTATTTGCAGAACCACCGCCTCCAGCGTAATCTGCGCCAAACCAGTACATATCATGACGACCTAAAACTAAAACATCTGTCTGGTCTTCAGGAATATTAACCCAAAACTCAAGTGTCGTTGCATTAGTAAAGTCAAAGTCAGTATCAGTTGGTACGGAAATATAACCTGCGGTTGTGCCATCAAACGACACACCCCACTCACCGTCAGGCCGAGCAAATGGCCCAAAGCTGCCTTGGGTTGCATTGCCGTTGGCTGTGACTGTGTGATTGTTTGTAGAGCCATCATCAAACGCATTGTTCACGCCGTTGTTTGCACCGTCAAAGTGAGACAGAAAACCAACCCTGTTGAACTGATCGTCGGAGGGTAGCTCTACACCCCCACCAGCCGCGCCGTAAAAAACACTGTCAAATGATCTAGGCAATGGCTGTCCCTCCTAAGAAACCATAGTATGTCGTGCCGCCATCGCGGGTAAAGAAGGCGTATGCTTGAACTTCGTTATTCCCCGCAGCATCAGGAGCAGAGCCGCCAGCCCAATCTACTGTGTTGGGCCATGTAATTGCTACGGCTGTGCTGTGCTGCGTCAGAAACAGAGTAAAGCTAAATGCTGTTCCAGAACTGGGAGGGTTGCTAAAGACAAACGTAGTAGCTTGACCCATTGTCAACGAAAAAGACGTACCAGTTGCTAGGTTAAGTGTAACAGTGGAAGCCGCACTCGCCGCCACGTATGTCTCTTGGTATGTTATGGGTTTAAGGCTACCCGCTACAGTTAGCATCGCAGTGGCTGTGGCTGTTCCTATCGCCACTTTATCGTTGCCACCATCAACAAACACCATGTTCGCGTTGCCGTTGGATTCAACCCTAAAATCTACGTCAGCGGAACCTTCGTTAAAGACAGCCCCTGCGCTTGCAGTCAGAACACCCGCAACATCAACCGCCCCTGAGAAATCACCAGTTCCAGCATCCAACTCACCGCTAAGTGTAATGTTGGTTGCACCTGTTATTGCGCCAGTAAGAGTAATTGTATCGATGTGTGCGTCTTTAAAGAAAAGACTATCCGTTCCAAGGTCTACGTCAGAATCTGTGACAGGTGCAATTACACCGTCAGCCATAGTGAATTGTGCCGTGCCACCTGCGGAAAAAGATAGCGTGTCGGCTGCACTGAAAAACAAGCCAGCGTTTACGTCACCAGTATTTGTCAAGGAAGGTGCGCCAGCAGTACCGTCTGCAAGGCTAACAATGCCGCCGACAGTCAAATCGTCAGTTACTGTCAGATCATCATCAACAAACAAATCAACAACAGACAGGGCCGCGAAGGTATCAATGACCGCACCACCAGAGCCAGCACCATCGGTGTAGACGCACTTTGTCTGGCCGTTGGCAATCGTGACGTTTGCTCCAGAGCCGCTAGTGATAATAATGTTTTGCGATCCGCTGGTGGCGTTGTGGATGTACCACAGCTTGGACACTGTGAATGTCGAGGCATCGCCGCCAGATATTGTGATTGTACACGCGCTGTCGAGCGTTCCTGTGTACTGTAGCACCATTGCCCTGCCAGCGTCTGCCGCGCCGTCAGCTATAACTGTGGCGTGGGTGTCAGCGTTTGTGGTAATGGCCTCTGTGGCGTAACCGAAGGCATCTCCAATTAGCTCAAGATTTACGTTAGTTACCGTACCCCATGCGCCCGACTGATCGCCAGTCGCCATCTCATTGAGGCGTAGGTCGTTTACATAGGTGGAAGCCATATCAATCGATCCTTATTATAGCATTGTTTGCAGTGGCGGCAGGAAAAATTATTTTAAAAGTACCGCCTGCAACAGAGAAGTCACCACCAAAATCAAGAATGGCAATTGCGCCTCTTGAATTTGACGATGCATCGCCCAGCGTTTTGTTGTAAATTAGTGCGCCACGGGCCGTGAATGTTGCGCTTGTCCATTCTGGATCAGCCGCATCAAAAATACCGCTTGTGCTGTTTTCAGTGACTGCTTTACTTGCCAGCGCATTGCCGCCTGTTGTGTAGCCATTGCCGTTAGCGACTTCATTGGCAGTGATGTATCCATCTGTCGTTGCGTTTAGAGTTGCACTGCTGGTGTACAGCGCAATGTAAATTGCGTTTGTGTCTAGTGAGTGATCACCCAGCAACACATCTTTTTTGAAAAGTGTGGACATCGCCTGTGAGATAGCCATTATATGCCTCCGTTATATTCTGCTGCGTAATCGCGTTGCATCTCTTGTACCTGAGATTGCACCGCCTCGTCAAATTGCGTTTTGTATAGTGACAACGTCTCTGGCGCTTTTAGAAACGCAGACGCCTCGTACAGAGCCGCTGCAAGCATAACCGCAGGCGCGTTAGTGTCGATCCATGTATTGGCATTAGCCGCGCTTAGTCCCGTCTCAGGGGCTATGAAGTCCACGCTGTAGGCCAGCACTGCTGACGGCGTTGGTGCCAATGAAATGACTGTCCCAGCGGTTCCTGCACTATTTGTGCTATACATTCGGGGTGTGCCTTGCGTTGCGGGATTAGGCGAGAAATCACGAATGTAAGAATCGATCCTGTGATCTAGATAAACCACAACGCCAGTTCCCAAAGTTATTGAGACCTGACGGATCATTCGGGCAGTGGGAATTGTATATGCTCCAGTTCCCTGCACAAGATTGGCCGCAGAAGATGTCTGCCGAAAGCACGGCATATTTGGCAACCGTTGAAAAATCATTTCTTCGGCCTGCGCTATGATCGTGTCAATCGACGCGACAAACTCTGTCGAGTCATCTTCCAAGAAATTTTGAATGTTAGCCTTGAGTGTTGTGTAGCTCATTTTATTCGCCCCATCCATCTTCTCCCCAGCCAGCATTGCCCCAGCCAAGTATTTGAACACTTTCGTTTCCGACAGCGCCCGTGCCGCCAGCGCCCGTTGCAGTTGGAGAGCCTATAAGTGCCTCGTTTCCGACAGCGCCTGTGCCACTTGTGCCAGTCACACTATCGCTTAGTTCAACCACTACTGATGCAAATACAGGCGTATTTGCCTGCCCTCCCATAGCTGAGTGCTGGGTACAGTAGTAATAAAGTGTTGGTGCGCTGTCAGCCACAACTATCTGGGTATATGCATTTGCCTGCCCCGGTGTCCCTGACGTTGTCACACCTGTTGTGTATTCGCTGCCTCCACCATGCGTACCATTGGATGTAGTGCTAAACCGCAATGGGTGGCCGCTGTTGCTGCTGTCGGACTGATCGAAATAATACGTCCTGCTTTCCATCAATTCCAGCGTGTCTTGCTGAACGCCAGCGATAAAGTATTTGTTTGCACCGCCAACGCTCTGAACTGTCACTGCTAGAGTTTGCACTGCTGCTACATCTATTGCAACTTCACCAGACCCTGATGATCCTGTGACATTTATTTCTGTAGTAATAAACAGAGATTCATTGACAACATTTGCTACGACAGCAACGCCAGTTTGTGTCGTGTAAGACGAAGAAATTCCAATAAAACAAACA